ATCAGCACATTCGTCGTCACGGCTTACGTTTTCTGAAGGTTACTATGATATAGAATTAGTTTCAGGTAGTCAATACCCGTACGTAACAAGATTACTAGAAGGTAAAGTGAAACTTTCGAAAGAAGTGACCACGAGCAGCTAATGTCTCAGAAAATATATGTAAATAAAGATGAACCAAAAGTTACAGTAAATGAGTCTACCGCCAATGTAAATATCACTACAAGTGATGGCGAGACCATAATAGTTACTCATGAAACGACGAATGTCGTTGAGGTCGCTGCATTTGGACCTCGCGGCCCTCGAGGCGAACGCGGCCCACAAGGCATAACAGGTAAATTCTCGGCTACAGGATCAGTTGTATTAGACGAATTATATGCATCTGGTTCAATAACCGCAAAACTAGCAATTAGTTCTAGCGATTATGTGTATGCCAAAGGCGTGTTTATTAATTCGGGGTCTAAAACTACAAACGACTTCTTTTTAATTAGATCGGAAAGTTTTGCAGCATTACGGGTTAACGGTGAAGGCGTACTACAGTTAGGTGCATTTAATATAGTACCAACACCAGTACCAGGGGGAGTTTACTATAATAATACGACTGACGAATATTATGTTAGTAAAAGGACAAGTTAGGAATATTTATACAAAATAAATTGATTGAGGAATACACATGGCAACAACATGGCGTAAAATAATTGTTTCAGGTTCAAATGCTGAATTAAACGAAATATTTGCATCCGGTAAAATTTCGGGTAGTGCAGAACTGTTTGCTTCTTTATCTTTAAGTGACAATGGAAGCTATAGAACCGTTATATATGATACCGCAACTGGCAAGTTTTATTTTACTGGCTCATATGGAGGTGGTGGCGGCGGAGGTGGAGGAATATTTGTCAATCAAGGTACATATTACAATACCGATAATACAATAGAAATTACCGGATCGACACTGCGCGGTGCACCGAGCGGCGATAAAACACGTACTGAAGTAGCATCTGCAGTTAATAGCCGTTATGCATTACTAGTAAGTGAGTCTGCATATTTCACCAATCATAATGTCGGCCATCCAAATAGCTTGCAATGGCAAACTGGATTAGCCGGATCAATATTTAATAACTACAATGCTACCACCGATGTAGCTGAAATAATTAGAGCATTAGTCGGCATTGTTAGTGCTTCAAATGCATCACTTGTAGCATCTCCTAAGCCGAATGCAAATAAATGGGCATCTAGTGCCGCCGAAGGCGAGGATGCGCCGACTACTGATGCTACTTCTACATGGAACACAGTGTTTGTGCCATCAACTGCAATTGGCCCATCATTAATAGCGCCAATACGATATCTCCAAACCAAAGGATTTAATTCAACCGCGGGTAAAAAACTTTTTGACCAGGTGACTACAGTATATCAAGCAATAACCAACGGCTACGGTATACGAATAGATAGTGATCCCGCTACTTATTTTGACGCTGGCAATGCATCTGCCGGTGTGCGTGTTTTTGCAATTGCAACGCAAAGTTTTAGTGATACGCAGACCGTAACAACCCCGACTACTACATCGACGTTCACAACAAGATCATTAGTAGTAGTTACGTCTACAACAGATACCGCTCCATTACGTGTAAGAAACAGAGCATCCGGTACACCGTCAGTAATTCCTCCGGCATGGCAAGAGGCATATTATGCAGATCTTCCTATAATAACAGCTCGTAAATACCATCCTACGAAAGCAGACTTTGGTTCCGTAGCCACTACCGCTGCTGCGATATCATCATCAGGTTATTATAGATACCATGGCATTAAAGCAGGATTTGCATCATGTTCTGCAGCAACAATTGGACAAGTAATAGGCAAGTCATTGGCTTCATTATCGGATCAAACTACATTTTTTATAACGCCGTTAACGACTAGTGATGTTGTAAGCATTCAAAGTCAAACCGTTGCATTTGATAGAGGGGACGGGGCGTTTGATTTCACAGCGTTAACTGCAACTTCTAGAAGTTTATCTGGAGCTCCGTATTTAAATAACGCTGCATGGTTAAATACTAAACAGTTCTGGTATAAAGGATTATTTAGGCCATTGTATTATGCAGTTGCTAGCAGTGTTTCAACACTAGTCGAAGTATCTGCTAGTAGCACGATCGTAAACTTATCAGCGTCAGGCGATTGGCAATGGAAATTATCAAACGGGCTTATAGTAGCCGGGTCACCAGCAATATATACAACCGCCGGCACGACCACCACAGTTCCTGCCATCGGAAATCCACCATATCAAGTATCAACGGCGTCACTAGGTACTGGTATTGTTATTGGTATAGGACCTTTAAACAATAATCGTACTTCGTATACGGGCGCGACAAACGTGGTTGAACAATATCCTTCAACTACAACATGGACATATCAGCCGCGGTATAGAACATGGAATAGCCTAGGTAGCTGGACCAACACCGCCGCTGTGACCATAAATTTTCATACAGCTGGAACATTTAGGCAGCCTGCATCGAGTGGCTCATTAGCTGTATGGATATCAAGTAATGGTCAGACTAATTTAACTGGCGAAGGTTTATTATCAACTAGATTTAGAGATGAGACGCGTAGAAAGTCAATTTACGGAAATTCTGTAAGTAATGCTATGACATCAACATGGAATTCGGGTTCAAGATTAAGACTAGGCGATAACGGTGATTTGCAATACAAGCCTGGCGCATCTAATTATGGATGGCTTGTCAATCCACAGCATGGTGCAGGATCAACAAGTGTAAATACTAATGGCGGATATGGTTATTGGTACCCAACCGGTAGCTATAATATTACTCATTACAAGTGGGCATTGCATAAATTTGATTTTGATTTATCTGAAGGTTCTAGCCGTAGTAGTTTAGTACTTACTACTTTTGGTGATAGTAGCTTTAGTGATTTAGTATCATGGGACACGACTACCAATAACAAATACTCAATTGGAGTAATTTTTAGCAAACAAGTCGCCGGCGGTACGCCGAATATATATGATGTATCTGGTACTGGAACATTTTCACCGAATTTAGATAATCAAACTGCAAATACTGCCGGCATTAATCCATTTAATGAGACAGTAAACATTAAAAAAGGATGGGACTCTAGATCGACTGGTACTAGTACAATTACATTAGGCTTATCTGCAGCTGCTGGACAAGAAATAGTTAATCCATCCGGGGGAAATAATTACTCTGATGTATACGTATTAATACGATATAAAGGTGCACCGAGTAATACATTACAGCAAATTACGCTAACCGCATCATAACAACGAAACACAGGACTAAATAAATGGCATTTGTAAGCGCATCATTTTCAAACAAAAAACTTCAGAATAGACGATATACTTCTGAACGCGCTAGCGTAACACAAGAAGCATTTACTAGTGTACTAGATATTAATGCCAATGAGATTTTTACGGATGTGCGTTATATACCAACATCATCCGCCGGAATCCCATTCTCAGGCTCTTCACAAGCTGGATTTATAGTCTCCGCTAGTTATACAGACCCAACGGTTAGTCCAGATTTACCTGTATTAAAGTATTGGTGGAGACATAAATTAAAGCCAGCTGGAACTAGTACACAACGTGATACCTATTTTTTCGTAGAAACAGAACCTACTAACGTATTAACAGATACCACCGGCGGCTCGCAGTTAATTCAAGCTGATCAGCTTACGAATTTCATATCACCAAAATATATTAGTCAAAATTTTGCATCGGATACTGTAAATTTAGCTGATACCGACGGCACTCCAGGTTATAATATTGTATTATTTGAAAGTACAAATTCTGATCCTGCTAATATAAATCCAGCTACAGATACAATATCAACGTCAGCATATGTATTTGATTATAAAACAGGTATTGTATCATTTACTACAGCACGTGCTGATAATAAATGGGTATTTGCAACCGCATATCAATATATTGGCCGTACGCTCGGTAGTCAGATTAGCGATGGTACATTAGGTGGCGGTGCTAGTAGTTGGTCTGAATTAACGGGCATTCCATCCGGATTATTATCTAGTTCTGCACAAATTGCTAGTAATATTTCTGGCTCATTAGGTGCAAATGCAACATTTATACGTAGTTTAACTGCTGATAAAGTATCAGGCTCGTTAGGACCGAATGCAGCATTTTTAAGAGCATTAACTGCTACTAAAGTATCCGGTTCATGGCAGTCACAATATTTTAGTACACTATCGGCAGCTAAAATATCAGGTTCATTAGGCTCGAATGCAACGTTAATCAGATCATTAACCGCTGCTGGTATATCTGGATCATTAGGTTCGAATGCAACATTTATACGTAGTTTAACTGCTACTAAAGTATCTGGGTCATTTACTCGTGCATCATCGTCATTTAGTACTCGAGTAACAACGATTGAGAGCCGTGTTAATCAAGCAGTTAATACTGATTCAAATGTAACATTCGGCGGATTATCTGTAACAGGTGATGCGACTATTAATGGTAACTTAACCGTTAATGGCGGCTTAACTGCAATTAACAGTACAAATATTAATGTCAAAGATGTATTTGTACGTATAGCATCGGGCTCTGCGGGTGTAAATGTTGACGGCGGTTTATTTATTCAATCTGGCTCATCTGCAAACAGCGGATCCGCATTTTATCATGATGCCGGCGACCAACGTTGGGCTGTCGCAAAACATATGCGAGAAGCTGATACGGATTTATCATCAAAGTCATATATCTCGAGATCATTTATTGTAACAACTACCGCTGCTGCCGGCGCGCCTGATGAAGCAGATGTGCGTTACGGCTATGGTGAGATTTATATCAATGAATCTAACGGTGATATCTATATTAGAACAAAAACAACCTAATAATTAAATGAAATGGCACTACGAGTTAATGGCAACTTTCGCATTGGGGGCGTGGAACATCACCACCCTCTCACATCAGAAGAAATTGAATTCCTATTACGTATTTTAGCGGACATGGACTTTAAAGGCCATATGTTAAACAATATAATAACGATTACATATAAACTGCAACGGGAGTATGAAGCTGTAAAACAAAAAGAAAATATCACGCGTAAATAATGAGAGAGATCTTAATTATTGGCCAGCCCCAAGCTGGAAGTGGGCTTTTTAAGTAACCAACCGTAGTTAGGAAAAGGAAGTATGCCAAATTGGAAAAAAGTAATTGTATCCGGATCGGATGCAGCGTTAAATAGTGTGACCGCAAGTTCTGGCATTACGTCCTATGGCGATGTATATGCTCCTAACTTTGTGGGTACCGCGTCAATTACTTCCAAAGTAACAGTATCTCAAACTACAACTCCAACAAATTTTCCGGTAGTATTTACATCTACTAATAGTTTATTTCAAGATGTTCCGGCATCAGACTTTTACTATAATCCGGGACGAAACTTACTAAGTGCTGGTCAAGTAAATGTTACAACTGCATTAACTGCATCAGGGTTAACATATCCTAATAGTGACGGCGAAAATGGCGATGTTTTAACTACAGACGGTCAAGGTAACCTAACATTAGATAAAGCTCGTATTTACATACAAGTAAAAAGCAAATGGCCAACAACTTTACCAAAAGGGATGCCCGTTTATGTATCGGGAAGTGTTGGTAATTTAGATCTAGTAAAACCTGCATCAGCATCAAATGCCAATACAATGCCAGCTATTGGCGTATTGGCACAGCCATTAGCATTTGACGAAGAGGGATTGGCGATTGTTGTTGGATTTATTAACGGCGTAAATACATCCGCATTCCAGGCTGGCGATGTTGTATATGTCGGCGCGAACGGCGGGTATACTAATGTTAAACCGACCGGAACAAATCTAATTCAAAATTTAGGTATTGTAACAAAAGTTGATGCCAATGGAAGTGGATTCGTTTACGGTGCAGGGCGTTCAAATGATTTACCAAATATTACACCAGGCTATACATGGGTAGGTAATAATAATGGCGTGCCAACTGCGGTACCGACATCATCATTTGCTGGTAGTGTTACAATTGTAGGAGATGCTAATAACAAGCTTGTTACAGCAAATGGTAACGGCACATTTACTGCCGAATCAGCATTAACATTTGATGGTAGCCAAGTATCAATTGATGCAGCGACTCGTGTAAGCATAGATAGTTATAGATTATTTGATGTAACAAAAAATTCCAATGATGTTACAGTAGCGTTAGGTGATTTATCCAATGCATTTAATGCTACAGAATTAAGAGTTAATGACGGCGAGCGAAAAATAGAATTATTTTTTAGTGCATCTAAAGGTGATAGTATTGTAAGTCATTACTTTGATAATAAAGGTTTATTTGTATCGGGTGCTATTACAGCAAGTGGATTGTATATTGATAATCGGGACCACCCGCCGGCATTCTTCGGTGGCAGTGTTAATATCGATGGCAGATTAACGGCGCCTAGCGGTGAATTCAATGAATTAACAGGCGATTGGTTATCATCGAACGGTGCTAATCGAGTCATTACATCTGATGGCGATGGCACATTTACCGCAGAGTCTGGATTAACATATGACAATTCTGTATTAACAGTTACCGGTAGAGCTAATATATCTGGCCGTGTTAACGCAGCTTCATTTACCGGTAGTTTTCAAGGCACGGCATCTGCAGCTAATAGAGTTCAGGTAAATGCAACTAACACCAATCAATATTATACAGTACCATTTGTTGAGTCCGTAAATACTACATCACATGCTCGTCTAGGATATGAAAATACCAATATTGGCATTCAATACAATCCTAGTCAAAATGTACTTAAAGCCGGACATATATCAGCTAGTGCATTAACAGTTACAGAGAGCTTTAATATCACCGGCCGGCAGTATTCAACAGCATCATATCATTTAATTGAAGTACCTCGAGGTCAAATGTATACGCAGGGAGTATTTTTCCTGACGGGCTCATTTCCTCCGAGTCAAGGAGCACCGCAATGGACAAAATTTCCATTGTTACGATTTAGCACTGGTAGTTCATTGGATTTAGATATGGTCATACATATTATTCCTAATGAATCCGTGCCGGCCTCTAGTTCTGTATTTAGACAAAATTCTACAATTGGAGCAATTGCTAAGTATCCTATACGATTCGAGTCTACAAATTATACACTGCCGTTTGATTCGGGTGAATATACATTTGCAGCCGGTGATGGATGGCCCTTCGAAGACACCGAATCTGCATTTATGTTTACTCAAGGATTTAATACATCTAATATAGCCGATTTCGTGCTTGGATTTACGTCTATATCACCCGGATTTACAAATTATAGACCACAGCTGTCAGATGAAGAGACTCTTCCTATTATCGATACAGATCAAGGTCAAGGCCCGATATTATTATCGTTTGTAACGGGTTCTAATAATGTACCATCTTCTTACATGTCAGTTCGTTTACTATTATCTAGTAATACAAATTTTGGTAAATATACATCATACATTCAAAATGCTAAATTGCGAGTGACATGTAATTATAAGCTATTAAATTATGCCTAATTTTTATTCATTAAATATAACAACATCGGGCAGTTTACGGCTATACAATAAACAGGATGATGTACGTACAGGCAAAGGCTTTTTTACTAATGTCACTAATCGCGGTTTAGAATTTAATCAGCTTATACCCGGCATAAATCCAATAACAATTATTCAAATAAGTAGTTCTAATCGCGAACCTAGATTTGGTATTGGCTTTGGTGCCGGCGAGACATTTGATAAAACATTTGACTTGCTATCATCAAAAGATTCAGTAGATGGTACAGAAATTCAATTACGTAGTAGCCGTACTGAATATGGCGCCCAACCCGGCGATATTGCAGGTAAAATAAGTTTTGCAATTCAAAGTGCTAGCTTTAAAAGTATAGATGCATCCGGTTCGGTAGGTGATATACGTGCACGTGTTGATACTATTAATGAACAAGGCGTAATTGGTAGTTTAATTTTAGGCACGTACGGCAGTAAATATAATCGTCGTGATACACTAACAATTAATTCGTTTAAATCGACATTTAGTAGTTCATTAGAAGTTCTTAATGATATTACTAATAAAGGTGGTATAAGGTCTACAGGACTAATATCATCGTCGTTACTACGAGTTAGTAGAACTATAACAGGTAACGTTATCAGCGCATCCGCAGGACTATACACTGCGGGAGATTTATTTGTTGCTGGAAATATATTATCGCCACCGGCGGCGGGCGTACAAAATAGAGGTATCGAGTATCGAAACGGCAACCAGACCGCTGCAACTCACGTCGATGGCCGATGGACTGCACAACGATTTGACACTAATACAAATGCTACAAATGCTCAATATAACGGCGTCGATCCAAGTTTATTTAGCGTATCATTAACAGGCTCATTTTATCATACCGGTTCATATGTGTTTAATGGCGGTACTGTTGATATGCAAAATGTTATATTTTCATTAGGCGGGTTTAATGATGTATCGTCATCATTGGCAATGATCGATGCCGGTGTATTCTAACAACTTGATATTTATTATAAAGGGATACGATGGCAGTTAATGTAGCAATTTGGCCCGGCTCATCATCTTTCTTTCCAGGCGATACGCCGTTTGGATTATATGATAGAGATAGAGACTTTGCATGTGATGCCGAAGCTGTTGCAGATTGGTGTGCTAAACGCATGGGCTATCCATTAGTAGATATTGAACTTCAAGATAAAAACTTTTTTACATGTTTTGAAGAAGCTGTATCTGAATACGGGGCACAATTAAATACGTATAACATACGTGATAACATGTTAAACTTGTACGGCTCGCCGACGAGCTCAAACTTGACAGGAAAAAAGGTTTCTCCGACATTAAATGGATTGATTGAATTAGCTGATGAGTACGGCGTTGAAGCAGGTTCCGGCGGAAATGTTACATATTATACAGGCTCAATAACATTAACAAACGGCAAACAGGTTTATGATTTAACGGATACCACTCATATATCATTTGAATCAGGTACGCCTGGTATAGATGCTATTGAAATAAAACGACTATACCATAATCCACCGCCAGCATTAGCCAGATTCTTTGATCCATTCGTCGGATCAGGTATCGGTACTCAACAAATGTTAGATTCATTTGGTTTTGGAAACTATTCCCCCGGCGTATCATTCTTAATGCAACCAGTATATTCTGATTTATTGCGCTTACAGGCAATTGAGTTTAATGATATAGTACGTAGATCTGCATATTCATTTCAAATAGCAAATGATAGAATTCGTATATTTCCAATACCACAGGCAAACAACTATGCTAATAAAATTTGGTTTGAATATATCAAGAAGTCAGATAGGGCATCGGCATTAAAAGGAATGACAGGCACAATCTCAGACTTTTCTAACGTGCCGTATGAGAATGTTATTTACAAAAATATCAATAGTGTTGGACGGCAGTGGATTCGTAGATATACATTAGCCTTAGCCATGGAAATGTTAGGTTTCGTACGAGGCAAATATTCAGCACTACCTATTCCTAATTCTGAAATCACATTGAACGGAGCAGACCTTTTATCCGCCGGACAAGCCGCCAAAGACTCGTTAATAACAGAACTAAAAGAGATACTGGATTCAATGTCAAGACAAGCACAATTGGAAAGAAAACAGGCTGAAGCTGATTCGTTACAACAACAAATAACCAAGATACCACTTAAAATATACATTGCATAATGGCACTATACGGTTCAGCACGAGATGCAAGTTTAATTAGATCAATTAATAAAGAACTTATCAACAAACAGGTTGATACGGAAATTGCATACTACAAACTAAAATTAGATTCTTCGGCTGTGAACATTTATAATGAATCTGATGTTAAGGTATATTATGCACCACAACGTGTAAATTGCCTAGTGGCACTAGATGATAAAGTTAGAGTGTCCGATGATTACGGTATTGATTTAACTCGTACCGCGCAGTTTGCATTTTTACGCGATACATTAGTAGAACGTAATTTAGTTTCAGAAGTCGGCGATATTATTCAGTATGATAAAGATTATTTTGAAATAGACAATATCCGTGATGGACAATACTGGTCAGGTAGAAATCCGTCAAAGGACATTGGATATACCGAGGGACTGCGCGGTGAGTTTGGCTATAGTGTATCTATTATATGTGAGACACATTTAACGCGCCGTAGTACATTGAACATAGAAAAAGTTCATTCTGGTATTAATTCTATAAACAACATACCACGTAACATATGAGTAAGCCACGATTAAATAAAACGGATTCTACATTTTCTGCAGACTTAACTCAAAATCGTGCAGATCAAATTAGACGTGATAATGATACCATACGTACACCGGCCGTAACATTGTACGATCATGATTTTGCAATCTTAGATTTTATGAAAAGCGTCGTACAGCCGAAAGTAATGCAAAACGGCGCAATGATAGATGTTCCTATTGAATATGCAAATGGCGAGAAATGGGCACAGATTCAATCTAAAGGATTTATGTATGATGCCGATGCTAAATTATTAGCGCCATTAATAACCATACGTCGTACGGATGTGATTGAACGTGATACTTTAAAGGGATTGGCTGTTAATAGAAACCCCGCGCGGCAAAACGGCACGTGGCCAGAGCGTAATAGCATAACATTAGAAAATAAATTTTCACCTAATAATGTATATGATAGATTTTCTTTAATGCAGAATTCAAGGCTACGTAGAGAATTATATGTTATTCCAGTACCAGAGTTTGTTGACATAACATATGAAATGTTCGTATGGACAGATTATCAAGAACAAATGAATTCAATTATTGAAACATTATTGCCATTGAGTGGATTTGCATGGGGCACATCATATAAGTTTGTAACATTAATTTCATCATTAACATCTGAATCAATTAATAGTATAGGCGAAGACCGATTAATAAGATCTACAATATCATTAATGACTAAAGGCGTGTTATTGTCTCAATCTGAACTACGTACGATCAATCTGCAGAAACAATATAGTGTTAAACGTATTTCATTCGGCGATGAACGTATTATAGGCGAATAACATATTTATTCAAAAGGATAGTTATGTCGACAGCAATTAAGTTTTCCGCAGAAGAAATAAATAAAATTCAAGATTTACGTACAAGAGGCAGCCGTTTAGTGATGGAGTTAGGGCAGCTTGAAGCAGAACTATTTATGTTAGATCAGCAAAAAGAACGGCTAATGGATTCGAAACGATTCATAACAGACCGATACATGACAATGCAACGAGAAGAACAGCAGCTAGTACAAGAATTAAATAAAAGATACGGTTCAGGTACAGTTGATGTTGAAAGTGGTGAATTTATTCCAGCATAGTAATATTTATCGATAGTTTGTACGTAACTGCCTATATTTATATGAAACATTATAATATAGGAGTAACCTCATGGCAGCAGAAAAAATAGTATCGCCAGGAGTATTTACCCGTGAAATCGATCAATCACAGTTACCATCCGCCGTTGCGGCTATTGGTGCTGCGGTTATCGGTCCAACGGTAAAAGGACCTGCCGGTATTCCAGTAACTGTTTCATCATATTCAGAATTTGTACAACGTTTTGGTAGTACATTTACATCTGGATCGGGTGCATCAGAACAGCGTTATAAGTATTTAACATCATACGTTGCTGAACAATATTTAAAGTATGCAGATACATTAACAGTTGTTCGTGTACTAGCTGGCAGTTTTAGTTATGCAACTGCAGAGATTGGTTCAACGGGTGCGTCAACAGCTCGTGCAACAGGCTCATTAACAATTGTAGGAACATTCGGCCGTACGGTTAATAACCAAGTTAAAATCAATGTATCCGGTAATACGTATAACTTTATTGCTTCATACAGCCCTGCACCAGCCGATGTAGTCAACAATACATACTACTTCGTAACGGGGTCAAACACCGCTACATTCCTAGACAATTTAGTAGCAGAAATTAATTCAGCCAATATTGGCGTAATTGCAAATGATGGCACGACTCAACTACAATTGACATCATCAGCATACGGCTCAGTAGGTGATAGTATTACAGTACAAACAGGTTCGGCATCTACATTTAGCACTGTATTAACATTGCAAGGCGGCACCGGCCCATCAGAAGTCGTGTTTAAGCTACATACATTAGCAGATGGCGCTGATCAAAATAGTGCCGGCGCTGAAACAACAAATGGTCTGCTAACAAACGGCACTGAAAATAATATAAGATATGAAATTAGCAACCGTAATACTAGCAAAGGTACATTTACATTAAGCATTCGCCGCGGCAATGATACTAATCGTCGTAAAATTGTTTTAGAGCAATTTACCAATCTAACGTTAGATCCTAATTCTTCTAATTATATTGGTAGAGTAATTGGCGATCAGGTATATACATTAGCAGATGCTGGAACAGCAGATCCGTACTTACAACTAGCCGGATCATTCCCAAATCGTTCAAAACTTGTACGTGTTGAAGTATTAAAAAATACATATAACTACTTAAATGAAAACGGTAGTATTCGCGACGGTGCACTAACTGCATTAATACCATCAGCACAATCCGGATCATTCTCTGGCGGATCAGATGGTACCGTGGCACATCCAAAACGATTTAATGAAGCTATAACAAATACTAATGTACAAGGATTAACTTTCGGTGCTAGCGGTAATGCGGATTATATCGATGCAATTCGTCTTTTAAAGAACCAAGATGAATATGATATCAACATGTTAGCATTACCAGGACTAACAGATAATTTTAGCAATCATGCCGCTGTTATTACTACTGCATTGAATATGTGTGAAGATCGTGGTGATTGTTTCTTATTGATTGATCCGGCTAGTTACGGCTCAACAATTTCAACCGTGACGTCAGAAGCCGCGGATAGAGACAGTAACTATGCTGCAATGTATTGGCCATGGGTTAAGATTGCAGACCCAGATCTAAATAAGAATGTATGGGTGCCTGCATCTGTAGTAATTCCTGGCGTATATGCATTTAATGACAGAGTTGCTGCGCCATGGTTTGCGCCAGCTGGTTTAAATCGCGGCGGTATTGATGTTGCTACGGACGTTGAACGTAAATTAACTCAAAGCAACAGAGATGATTTATATGATGCCAATGTCAATCCAATTGCATCATTCCCAAATTCCGGAATTGTTGTATATGGACAAAAGACATTGCAGAAAAAGGCATCGGCATTAGATCGCATCAATGTACGTCGTTTGTTAATTGCTGCCAAGAAGTTTATTGCATCAGCATCTAAGTTCTTGGTATTTGAACAAAATACTGCAGTAACAAGAAATAGATTCTTAAATATCGTCAATCCGTATTTTGAAGATGTTCAGCAGCGGCAAGGATTATATGCCTTTAAAGTTGTAATGGATGATTCTAATAATACGCCTGATGTAATTGACAGAAATCAATTAGTTGGACAAATATTTTTACAGCCTACCAAGACTGCAGAATTTATTGTTATCGACTTTAATGTGTTACCGACAGGCGCGGCCTTTCCAGACTAACATTAGTGGCATATTTATATAAAAGAAAAAAGGAGTAACTAAGATGGCAGAATTACTTGATCCTACGGAAATCTTTTATACTGCATATGAACCGAAGATGGCTAATCGGTTTATTATGTATATTGAAGGAATTCCTGCATATTTAATTAAGGCTGCCTCTCGTCCTTCAATCGACCAAGGTGAGGTTATTCTAGACCACATTAATGTTGAACGAAAGTTGAAAGGCAAGTCTAGGTGGCAAGATGTCACAGTGACTTTATATGACCCAGTTGTTCCCTCCGGCGCTCAGGCAGTCATGGAGTGGATTAGATTGCATCATGAATCTGTAACAGGACGTGATGGATATAGCGATTTTTACAAGAAAGAAATTACTATGAATTCATTAGGCCCTGTGGGTGATAAAGTCGAAGAGTGGACATTAAAAGGTGCATTCATTTCATCGGCGACGTTCGGTGATATGGATTGGGCAACAGAAGACCCAGTTAATATTGAATTGACAATTAAATACGATTACGCTATTTTACAATTCTAATTGTTAATTGACTATTGAATGAATAGGAATCCCGTCTAATTTAGGCGGGATTCTTTTTTTCTAATATTTATTCAAAAGGATATAAATGAAATTCAACATTGATATACGTATGGTTACAATTGCTGTATTGATTGGTATCATATTATTCCTGATTAAATGTGGTGGTAATACGCCTGCTCCAATAGTTAAGGATCGCGTTGTTATAGAGACTATTGTAGAATATGATACCGTACGGCTAACGCAGACAAAGTATGTACCTAAATACAAAGAAATTATAATTCATGATACTGATACCATTCTAGCTGATGTAGATACGCTATCAATATTAAAAGATTATTATGCACATGTTTTTTACAAAGATACTATTTTGTTAGATACACTAGGCTATTTAATAGTAAATGATACAATAACACAAAATAGAATTGCATCGCGAGACATTCAATCCGAAATTAGGATACCTACTACAACAACTCTTATAAGAGAGACTATTTTAGTAAATGAACGAGAATTATATGTTGGACCGGTATTAAATTTTAATACGCAAAATATTCAATTTTTAGGTGCCAATGTTACATTTAAAGACCGTACGGGTCATACATTTAACGCCGGCGCCGGTATTACACCCGAATTAGTAATTGCATATCAGTTCGGTATAGGATGGAAATTACATAAAAGCAATAAATAGTTTGTTAAAACTTAGCTTTTGTCTATATTTATAATAAAGTTATTCAGGAGAAATAATGCCAACAGTTAACGATGATTATCCAAAACGCAATGTTATGACAGATGAAGAAATGA